AGAAGGAGTAGTCGAGTTATTCAATAATGTTTTACTAACGGTTCCTAGGGCGCGTTTAATTTTGAAAACAAAGGCGTTGATAAATAAAAAGATAAGGGAAAATTTTATTAAACGTTTTGACAAAAGTGTAAGGGACAGGATTCGTGTTTTGGAGTGTACGATAACCCACGATGATCATTTATTAACGTATAACGATATTGATATTGCGATTGATACATTTCCGTATTCTGGAACTACAACAACTTGTGAGGCATTGTATATGGGTGTGCCAGTATTTTCAGTATATGATGACAAATACTACTTTCATCCTCAGAATGTTTCATGTAGTATTTTGAAAAATAGTAATTTAGAGGAATATATTATTAGAGGAGATGATAAACTTGTTGAAAAGATAACTACGTTTGTTGACAAGATTGATGATGTAAAGTTTTGGGAAGATCTTAAAAATCAAACGCGTTCAAAATTTACATCTGGTTTAGTATGTAACAAGACAGAATACATGAAAAATTTCCAAGAGTTAATAACAACTTTATTTGAGAATCATAAAAACAATAAATCATAAAAACAATAAACTGTAAAAAATGTATATAGTGCACAATGCTTTAAATAAACTGTTAATTTTATCGTCATAAATAAATATAATTTAAGAAAAAAAATTATATTTATAAATATTATAAATATGACATTAAAAGAACTAAAATCAAAAGATCATGCTCATATTTTTGGTTCAGCATATGTTTACAAAAATGCAAAAGCTGATTGGGTAAAAATAATTCCTCCAGAAATTGGAGACATCAAAATGTCAATTAGATCAGATGCTCACGCTGGTTGGTTAAAATGCGATGGTTCAGCCATTTCAAGAACTACATATGCTGATTTATGGGCAGTTATTGGTACTAACTTTGGTGCTGGAAATGGTACAACAACTTTTAACCTTCCAGATGCAAGAGGACGTGTTTTAGGAGGTATTGGTACTGGAAGAAATAACACAGATTCAGCCAATCTTACTGCAAGAGCATTGGGTGCCAAGGTAGGTCATGAAACTCATACTTTAACTGTAGCAGAAATTCCAGCTCATACTCATATTGTCGGTTCGATTCCTAACGGAACACAAGATATCGCAGCATTTGGGACTTCTGGTATTACAGCAGCTGATGAAGTAAGAACTACAGTAGAATCTGAACCTACTGGAAGTAGTGGTGCTCACAATAATATGCAACCAACTCTGTTTATTGGTAACACATTTATTTTTGCAACTCATCAAACAGATATGGTTCCTGCTTAAAAATACTAAATTTTATTTTAAAATTTTATTTTATATGTTTATTCTATATAAAATAATGTTTCGTTTATTGTTTATATTTTTGATTTTATGGTTTTTATGCAAATTACAAATTACTGCACAAGAACAATTTAGTAATAATTGTTGGTGTGGCAGATGCCCTTTATGTAGGAGTAGATCAGAATGTCCTACAAGAAATATGTCATATGATTTAAGAGGAGAAGCATACTTTCCCTTAAGAACTAATTTTCCATTTGACAATTCTGTTATTGGTCCGAGTAATAGAACATGTTACCCTAGAAGATTTTGGAGAAATTAAACAGTTTGAGTAGAAGTAACACTAGTTGTAGCACTTGTAATTTCTGTAGAACTTGTAATTTCTGTAGAACTTGTAGTTGATGTAGCACTTGTAATTTCTGTAGAACTTGTAATTTCTGTAGAACTTGTAGTTGGTGTAGCACTTGTAGACTTTGATTTCTTATCCTTTTGTCTAAAGTTTTTATTACGACCTCTACGATTATGTTCAGTTTCGTTTTCAATTTCAGTATGTACTATACTATCTTCTGGTTTATTTCTACGTCTTTTAAAGAGACCTACGTCAGAAATTACATCATTACTACCATTTCTGTTACGTGTTTTACGTCTTTTAACCAATCTACCACCTCGATTTTTATTTCGTTCTTGATGAACAGTAGTATGTACTACATTATCTTCTGGTTTATTTCTACGTCTTTTAAAGAGACCTACGTCAGAAATTATATCATCAATACCAGCTTTATGTTTATGTATATGTATACCAAAATCATCTGTATTTTTTGCAAATACACTTGGATTCAATAAGCTAAATAAAATTAAAACAGTTTTAAACATTTGTTTATGATTTATGATTTATAAAAAAATGTTTAAATTTTTTCTTAAACGTTTGTAGTTGTAAATTAATATAAGTGTATAATACAAACTTTAATGTCCTTTAATTTGGTTTATATTTGTGTATTTTACAATAAGCAATTTGTAAATTTTGTTGATTTATTTTTAGAATCTGTAGATACATTTGGTAATATTGATAGTAATACTGACATTGTTATTTTTACACATCCAGATTTTGCAAATAGTATCAACGATGTTATATCAAAGTACAATTTACCGGTTAAAATTTATGAAATGGATTTAAATACGATTGTTGAAGCGAAATATTCAAGATTGTTAATTTTTGACACACCTTTTATAAACAAATACCAAAAGATTTTATACTTGGACACAGATATACTTGTCATAAACGATTTAGCTAAAATTTTTAATAATGATTTAGATGAAAAACTATATGTGGTTAGGGAATGTGATATTGGGTCTTCGTATTTTGGAGGGAATTTATTTGATTTTACAAAAATAGATCCCAAAACACCAGCGTTTAATAGTGGAGTGTTACTATTCAAAAATTGTCAAGTTATAAAGGGGTTGTTTAAAACTATATTGGATGATATTATAGATTATTATGTAATTGGCAAACGAACTGCAGGGTGTATAGACCAGCCCTTTTTTAATTATCATACAATAACAAAATCTTTACATGAAATGAATTTGCTAAATAGTCTTTCAACGAATAGTCCATGGTCATACAAAGATAATCCTAATTTGGTCGTTTGTCATTTTGCTGGAAAATGTGAGTTTGGACAAAAGCAAGATACTATAAAAAAGTTTTTTGAAAATTTTAAAACACAGTTTAAAAATTAAGTAAATAATTGTATATTGTGTTTGTTTCTTGCATTATTATTATTAGTAAAAATTAATGGATGAATTAAACGTTAAGGATTTAAAAGAACTAATTGGGACAACCGTTAATAAATACACTATATCTAGATATATAAGTTCAGGGTCTTTTGGTAATGTATTTGAAGCAGTTCATAAAACAACTGGTGATACAGTTGCCCTAAAGATTCCTATAAAAAATAAAGACCGTGATGGGTTACCAGCATTAATGGATGAAGCTAGGGTATATAAACACATATCAAATCCTGAGCGTGGTATTGCAAATATGAAAATTGTAAAGAGTAAAGATACAAAAATCATAGTTATGGATTTACTAGGTGAAAGTTTAGAAGCACTTTTAGGCAAACACAAACATTTTGGTATGAAAACAATAATTTTATTAGCAATGTCAATGATAGATATAATGAAGCACGTTCATAGTTGTGGATATATACATAGAGATATTAAACCTGATAATTTTGCTGTAGGTTACAAAGAATCTCAAAAATTGTACTGTATAGATTTTGGATTATCTAAAAAATATTTAAAGAGAAATGGAAATCACATAGATTTTTCTGATAAAAAACGTTTTTGTGGAACAGCTAGATATGCTAGCATAGCTGCACATATGAATCAAGAACAATCTAGAAAAGACGATTTAGAATCTATAGCGTATATATTAACGTACATGTATAAAGGTAAGTTGCCTTGGCAGGGAATAAAACACAAGGAAAAAAAGGAGCGTTACAAACTGATTGGTGACAAGAAAATTGCGACGACTCCTGAAGTATTATGTAAAGATATGCCAAAGGAATTTGTGATATTTTTGAAATATGTTAGAAATCTAGATTTTGATGAAAAACCTCACTATTCTGCTTTAAAAAAGATGTTTTTTAATCTTTATAGATCAAGAAATTATAAGAATGACAAATTAGAATGGGAAAAATAAAGCAAAAATTTGTAATATTTTACATTTTTTGCAAAAAATAGCAAAAACTAATTTAAAGATAATTTATAGTTTATTTAATTAAATGTCGTTTATTTAATTAAATTAATTTAAAAATTAGAAAATATAGAATAGTATGGAACAAATAAAAACCCCAGTCGATATAAAAACACTTGTACAAACTAGCACTATTCATATATATGATAAAAACAAACTAATTAATAAATTAGAGGAGCACTTTTCCGAGGCGGAACAAAAATTATATGTGTGTAATTTATTTTTATACTTGAATTATCATGCAGTAAATGATTTTGTTGTAAATTTAGATAATGTATGGAAATTTATAGGATTTTCAAACAAAGCAAACGGTAAACGTTTATTAAAACAACATTTTACTGAAAATAGAGACTATAAGATAGTTTTCATCCGTTCGGATGAAAAATCCTCAAATACAAATTTAGGTGGTAAAGCCGTCATCAGAACGGATGACGGTAAATTTGCAAGTGAAACTATAATGATGAATATAAATACATTTAAAAAGTTATGTTTAAAATCAAATACGGATAATGCAGATAAAATACACGATTATTATATAAAATTAGAAATGGTTTATAACGAATTAATGAAAGAACAATTAAAAGAAAAAGAAGAACAATTACAATTAAAGGAAAATGATTTGCAATCTCAAAAATTATTAGTAAAAAAAAAGGATAAAGAATTACA